CACACACCACTTGAAACGCCGATCGATGTTGTAGTTGAAACAAGGCAAGATTGGAACGGGCACGATTATAAACAAAAGGAAATAAAAGAGAGGGTTGACACAGCAGAATAATTATGGTATAATATCCCATATAAACAGAAAGGAAAATATGAAACCAAACACAGAAGAAAGAAATATAAAAGTAACTAACCCTTACTCTAATCAATCGGAGATGTTAACGCAAAGCGAAGCGATACATTATCATATGGTTAAGAAGTTTGAGGAGTTAGGACAGTACGAATTAATGCAAGAGGGATTATCTAAGTTTGCTAAGATGAATCCTAAAGCATACATGACATTATTGGACTAGCATATTTTCCCAGATAGTCAATAAACTATCTGTCCAATATGGGTCGAGGCCCTAACGGGCCTCGCCACACTTCTGCCACAATTCACTAGCTTGTTAACTGGCGGGCCCACCCCCCCCCGTGAGGGGTCCCTGACCGTTTTGGGTTTTGCTTGCTAATTAACGGGCCCACCCTCCCATAGATAAAAGGGATCCTAAGACATACCCTTTAGGGTTTGATTTAGAGATACATGTGCTATAAAATCATTATTACCACAAAACAGAAGCCTAAAAAATTCTGCAAAAAATTATGCGAAAAGAAGATTTAAATAAACTACCTGCTGACGTTAAGAAAGAATTTATGAAGTATGCCATTAAGTTGGCTGAAAAGAAAAAGCAATCCGCGGCGCACGATGACTTTCTCTCTTTTGTCAAACAGGTATGGCCTGAATTTATAGAAGGGGACCATCACAAAAAAATTGCGGAAAAATTTAACCGTCTGGCCAATGGCGATTGTAAAAGAATTATTATCAATATGCCACCAAGACATACGAAGTCAGAGTTTGCCTCTAACTTATTACCGGCATGGATGGTAGGACGTAAACCAGATTTAAAAATTATTCAAACAACACACACCACGGAGCTCGCTATACGATTCGGTCGTAAAGCAAAAAATTTAATTGATAGTCCAGAATACCAATCTGTTTTTAAAACAAGATTAAAAGAAGATTCACAAGCTGCAGGAAAATGGGAAACCGAACAGGGTGGCGAATACTACGCAGCCGGTGTTGGATCGGCCATCACGGGTCGTGGAGCGGATTTACTTATTATTGATGACCCACACTCTGAGCAAGATGCGTTGAACGTAACTGCGTTAGAGCGTGCGTATGAATGGTATACATCAGGACCAAGACAACGTCTTCAACCTGGTGGAGCGATTGTGGTTGTAATGACAAGATGGTCTATGAAAGATCTTACCGGAGCGTTGTTAAAATCTCAAAAAGAATTAAAATCAGATCAATGGGAAGTTATTGAGTTTCCAGCTATACTTCCATCAGGTAAACCTGTCTGGCCTGGTTATTGGAAGTTAGATGAACTTGAAGCGGTAAAAGCTTCATTATCAATAGGTAAGTGGAATGCACAGTGGATGCAGAATCCAACATCAGAAGAAGGTAGTTTAATTAAAAGAGATTGGTGGAGAGTTTGGGATAAGGATTATATACCAAGATTAGATCATATCATTCAATCTTACGATACAGCTTTCTTAAAAAAAGAAACAGCCGATTATTCTGCTATTACAACATGGGGTGTATTTACTCCTGCAGATGGTGTAGCACCCAATTTAATATTGTTGGATGCTCATAAAGAAAGACTAGAATTTCCAGAATTACGTAAAGTAGCTTTAGAACAGTATAGATATTGGAAACCTGATACAGTCATTATTGAATCTAAAGCCTCTGGAATGCCTTTAACTTATGAGTTGCGGAAAATAGGTATACCTGTTATAAATTACACTCCTAGCAAAGGTAATGATAAACATGCTAGAGTTAACGCTGTATCACCGATGTTTGAGTCGGGGATAATTTGGGCGCCCGATGAAAAATTCGCAGAAGAGGTAGTTGAAGAGTGTGCTGCATTTCCCTATGGAGATCATGATGATTTAGTGGATAGCACAACACAAGCAATAATGAGATTTAGACAGGGAGGATTTATTGGACACCCCGAAGATGAAAAAGATGAACCTCAACCTAAAACAGAACATGAATACTATTAATGAGTAAAATTAAATTTGGCATAGCATCACTACAAGCAGCTCAAGAAAATTATAATATTCTTTTAGATAAATTAATTAAAGGTTATCAAAAGATAATGAAGAAAGATCCTGAAGGTTTGGATCTTATCAAAATTAAACAAGAAGCAAGACAACGAGCTGACGAGTCTGCAAAAGTTGTAGACATGCAGGGTAGAAATTTAGATCCTTCTAAAGGTATTATGGGTGGTACTCAAGACTTTGGTGAAAATATTAGAGAAACATATGATGCAGCTAAAGGACCAGGCAAAGGTGATGAGATGGTAGAAGCTCTTAAATCTCCTGGCGCAATTAAAAGTTCAGAGATTATAGAAGCACAACTTAAAGAAACTTTTCCAGACATAAAACTTTTTGGTGATGAGACGTTTGAAGAAATTTTAGAAATACAAAAAACCGGTAAACACCCACGAATGAAAGCGGACGGCGGTAGAGTTAATTTACAAGTAGGTGGATTACCTTTATCAGAACAAGGTCAAAGAATTTATGATTCAATGACAAGAGCTGGTTTTGATGAGATGGCTATTGCCAGAGCTTTAGATGAACAACAAGCTTATCCTGAAGCAACTACACTAGGCTTACAATCACAAATTGTTGTACCACCAAGAGTTCAACCTATACTTCCAATCAATCAAGGTGATAGTGGAGGAAATATTATTAATAGAGATAGAGGTTTGATGACCGCTGATGTTGTAGGAACAAGTTTAGTTGGTAACATGGGTCTTACAGAAGAAGAACAAGAAGAAGTAAATCAACAAAAAAGAAAATCAGGTTTAATGAATTTAGGAAAAACACTTGGCTTTATAACAAACCCTTTAGCTTTCCTTGCTAAAAAAGGATATGACATGTATCAATCTAATGTTCAAAAAGGAATTGATGCAAGAGATGAAAGAATAAAACAAGAAGCAATTGCTGCTCAAAAAAGAGAAGAACTACAATTAGCAGCTCAAAATGCAAGAACAGAAGCTCAAAGAATTGCAGCTATTGAATCAGGTTATGGTGGTTATGATAATAGTCCAGGCGCAACAGGACCAACTGCAGGGGGTGCAGGTATGGGAGTTGGTGGTGGATATGCATCTGATTATGGATTTGCTAAAGGTGGTCTTGCTACAATGTTTGTGAGGAAAAGATAATGGCGATTCAAGAAGCAATATCTAATTCTTTTAATAAAATTAAAAATCAAAAAGGAAAAGTAAGTATTTCGGATATTATAAAAGATACAAAGTATTCTAAACCCACTATTTATAAATACTTAACCGAAAGTCAAAACAATCAGTTAATATCACAACCTTCTCCTTTTAAAGATAAAATTACAAAACAAGTTAATCAAATTATAGATGATGTATTTAAAAATAATAAACCTTTAATAAACGCTTCTCCTAATAAAATATATGAAAAAGTCTATGGAAAAAAGTTTAATATAAAAACTGATAACATAGGTGTTATTAAAAATATTTTAAAGGAAAACTCTAATTGGCCTAAAATAAGAGAAGCAGTTATTAATACATCTACAAGAGTGGGTAGTGGTAATAAATCATTTGAAAAAATAAAATTTAAAGAATTTGATAAAGCTCGTAGTGAATCTCTTAAAGCAAGAAGCATGAACAGAGCAGGTACAGCGCCTGAAAGTATATTAAGAGATTTAAAAAGACACATTGAAGCCAAAGGAAATAAATATGCTTTTACTAAAGGTAATACTTTAGACGAAGGATTTGTTGGTTTAAAAATAAAAGACCTTAAAAATGGAGATGTATTAACTTTAGATAGTATTAAAGAAGGAATAAAAAATGGAGACCCAAGATTTCAAGAATATAATAAAGTTTTTAATGATATTAAAAAATTAAAACTTACTCCTTACATTAATCCTACTACAAAAGAAAAAACAACTTTAATGCAAGGATTACAAAAAGCTACAGGAGTAGAAGCACCTTTAAATATTCAACATAATAAAGGAGTAAGAATAGATCCTTTAAAAAATCTTTCAATCCAAACACATAAGGCAAATTTAGGTGCTAAAATGGTTAAGACTCCAGAAGATGCAAAAGTATTAGGAGTTCGAACTAAACTTCCAGGAAGTAATAAAATTGTTGGACCAGAATTATCTTTTGATGATCAAATAAATAGATTAACTAAATTTGCTGACAGGAAAATTTTACAAACAGAAGCTAGTGGTTTTGTAAAACCAAAAACTCCTACAGAAACTTTAAATGTAAAAAGAGCAATGCCTGAATATAATTCAGAACTAGGAGCTTTTGTTAATAATGAAACACCTGACTTTAAACTTCAAGACCCATCAAAAGATTTAACAGAATTTGCAAAAGCTAATCCAATATCAGAAAAAGCAATAGCTGATCCATCTTTATTAAAACAAACAATGAAAAGCACTGGTAAATTATTAGGAGGATTATTAAGTACGTTAGGAACTCCTGCAGCAGCAGCTGGATTTGCAGGTTTAACTATAAAAGAAAATTTAGACGAAGGAAAAGATATTGCAGATGCAGTAATAGATCCTATGGTTGGTGCAGAACTTTTATTTCCAGAAGTAGCAAAAAAAACTATAGCTTCTAAAGCTCCAGGTATTGTAAGTAAAGCTTTAAGTTTTGGAAGAGTTGGATCAATGTTTACTCCTGTAGGAGCGGGTATCACTGCTTTAGGTATAGGTAAAGAATTGTATAATGTAGCTAGAGATCAACAAGAGATGATGAATAATATGACAGAAGAAGAAAGATTAGAGTTTGATGCACAGCAACAACAAATATCGGAGTTTAGCGCATAATGGATAGAAGAGATTTTTTAAAAGGACTTGGACTTTTGGCATCAATGCCAATGATGAGCAAATTAAAATTTTTACAGAAAGAACCTGTAAAAGAAGGTATTGCAGCTGTAGCTGATAAAGGTATTGAATTTTATGAAGCGGTAATTGGAAAGGTTATGCGTGAAGGTAAAAAGATAGCTGAAGGAAATAGAATAGAAACTTATGTTCACCCAGATAGACCAGATATTAAAGTTGAGTTTGATAGAACTTCTGGTAGTTCAAATGTAGAATTTGTAACAGATCAAGAAACTAGAGCTTTTGCTGAAATTGATGTAGTTGCCGATGAAACAACAAAAGGAGTACCTGTAAAAGAATTAAGAGAAACTGAAGAAATTTATACTGAAGTAGGAAAAGATGTTGATGAATTACGTAGTACTGTTTCTAATTTAGATGAGTTTATGGGACGTAAAAATAAAAAAGATGGTGGGATTATGGAATTGACTATGATTAAAATACCAGATATAGAAGTATCAGGTGTTGAAACATTATTTAAATCAAGATAGGATAGAGAATGGCAGATTCAATAGATAAATCAGTTACTGATACTAAAACAACGGTAGAAATTCCAGGAGCTGAAGAAATTGTTCAAGATCAACAAGAGAAAATAGAAAAAGTACAAAGCGAAGGTGGTCCAGTAGAAATTGAAATGGATGACCAAGGTGGTGCTGAAATTTCATTTGATCCAAATGCAGCTACACCTGAAGGTGGTGAAGATCATTTTTCTAATCTTGCTGAATTTTTAGACGAAGGTTTATTATCAGAATTAGCAAGTACACTATCTGATAAATATACTGACTACAAAGAATCAAGAGCTGATTGGGAAGATAGTTATAGAGAAGGTTTAGATTTATTAGGTTTTAAATATCAAAGAAGAACGCAACCTTTTAGAGGTGCAAGTTCAGTTACTCACCCTGTATTAGCAGAAGCCGTAGCACAATTTCAAGCAACAGCTTATAAAGAATTATTACCAAGTGATGGCCCAGTAAGAGCTCAAATTTTAGGAGCGGTCACTTCAGCCAAACAAGATCAAGCAAATAGAGTTAAAGATTTTATGAATTATCAGCTGATGGATCAAATGAAAGAATATGAACCAGAGTTTGATCAAATGCTTTTCTATCTACCCCTGTCCGGCTCTACATTTAAGAAAGTTTATTATGACGATCTTTTAGGTAGAGCCGTATCTAAATTTGTTCACTCTGATGATTTAGTTGTACCTTATTCTGCAACATCATTAGAAGATGCAGAAGCTGTTGTACATGTAATTAAAATGTCTCAAAATGAATTACGTAAACAACAAGTATCTGGTTTTTACAGAGATATAGATTTAGGTGAACCACCTGTTATTGAAAATGAACTTAAAGAAAAAAAACAAGAGCTAGAAGGTATCACTCAAAATGGTCAAGAAGATATGTATACTCTTTTAGAGTTTCATATTGATTTAGATTTAGAAGGATATGAAGATGTTAATCCTGAAGACGGTGAGCCTACTGGAATTAAAGTTCCATACATTGTAACTGTAGATACAGCTAACACAGAAATTTTATCTATTAGAAGAAATTACGAACCTAATGATCCATTAAAAAAGAAAAAAGATTATTTTGTTCAATTTAAATTTTTACCTGGAACTGGTTTTTATGGTTTTGGTTTAATCCACATGATTGGTGGTTTAACTAGAACAGCAACAGCTGCATTAAGACAATTATTAGATGCAGGAACTTTAGCTAACTTACCAGCTGGTTTTAAAACTAGAGGTGTAAGAATTAGAGATGACGCTCAACCATTACAACCTGGTGAGTTTAGAGATGTTGATTCTCCAACAGGAGCAATCGCAGATCAATTTATGCAATTACCATTCAAAGGACCTAATGCAACATTATTACAATTAATGGGTATCTGTGTTCAAGCAGGTCAACGCTTCGCGTCCATCGCTGATAATCAAGTAGGCGATATGAACCAACAAGCCGCCGTGGGTACTACTGTGGCGTTATTGGAGCGTGGATCGCGGGTAATGTCAGCTATACACAAAAGATTATATGTAGGTTTAAAAACAGAGTTTAAATTATTAGCTAATGTATTTAAAACTTATTTACCACCCGTTTATCCTTATGATGTACCTAATGCATCTAGAGAAATTAAAGTTCAAGATTTTGATGACAGAGTAGATATTTTACCAGTTGCTGATCCAAACATATTTTCACAAACTCAAAGAATATCAATGGCTCAATCTCAATTACAACTAGCTCAATCTAATCCAAAAATTCATAATTTATATCAAGCATATAGATCTATGTATGAAGCGTTGGGTGTAAAAAATATAAATGCAATTCTTCCTCCAACACCACAACCTCAACCTATGGATCCAAGTTTAGAAAATATTATGGCAATTAGTGGTAAACCTTTTCAAGCTTTTCCAGGACAAGATCATAAAGCTCACATTGATGCTCACTTAAATTTTATGAGAATTAATATGGTTCAAAATAATCCAATGGCTATGATGTTATTACAAAAAAATAACCTAGAACACATTTCTCTAATGGCACAAGAACAAGTTCAATTAGAATTTGTAACTGAATTACAAGAAATTCAAATGTTAATGCAAAATCCTAAAGATCCTAGAGGTCAAAAAAGAATTGCACAACTATCTAGAAGCATAGAATCTAGAAAAGCTATCTTAATTGCTGAAATGACAGCTGATTATGCTAAAGAAGAAGAAAAAATTAGTGGTGAATATGGTTCTGACCCATTAGTTAAACTAAAAGCAAGAGAAATTGACCTTCGAGCACAAGAAAATCAAAGAAAAGAAGAAGAAGGACAAGAAAGATTAAATTTAGATAAGATGAAAGCTATGATGAATCAATCACAACATGAAGATGACCTAGAACAGAAGGAAGAATTGGCTGGATTACGTGCTGGAGTGTCATTAGCTAAACAACAAATGTCTGATGATAGTAAAATTCACGATTTTGGTAGAAATTTTGAAAAAAAATAGGTATAGTTAACTACAAGGAGATAATTATGACAAAAGATTGGCAAAGAGGCGCTACATTCATGAACAAAGACGTTAAGATCGAAAAAGAACTTGGCGTTGGCAAAGATGGTTACCAAACAGGCGGTGTTACTATCGAAGCTACTGATCCAATGACATCACAAGTTGTAGATGTTAAAGGAACTAAAAGAATGAGAGCCGGTAAGAAACCAGTAAAAGCTACTTGGTACTAATATGTGGTTCTCGGCAATTAAATTAGCCGTTTCTGCTGGTAGTAAAATTTATGCTAACCGTCAGAAGACGAAGATGGCAATGTCTGATGCACAATTAATGCATGCAGAAAAAATGGCTCGTGGTGAGGAATCTTACCAAGGTAAACTTTTAGAAGCGAGACAAAACGATTATAAAGACGAATTTGTGCTTGGAATATTAAGCGCACCTATCATTGTACTGGCATGGGCAGTGGTATCGGACGACCCTACTGCGATGGACAAGGTAAATACTTTCTTTGAGCATTTTAGTAACTTGCCGAAATGGTTCACTAATTTATGGATACTTGTAGTTGCAAGTATTTTTGGTATTAAGGGAACTCAAATATTTAAAAATAACGGAGTAAAAAAATGAGACAAAACGGACAAAGATCAAATGTTAGATTTCCATATGGACAAGCTGGCTTGAAATCAGGTGGATCTGTTAAAAAGAAAAAACAGGGATACAAAGATAGAAAAGATGAATCTATCGCTATGAGAGTAAAAAAGAAAAGAACTAAAAAACAATTAAGAGCTTCAGCAAATGAATCTTATGGTAAGTTTGGTTCTAAAGCTAAAAAATCTGGCAAAATAAACAAGTAGTTTATTATGTTTAAAAAGTGGTTAAATAAAATAGTTGAAAAACTATTTGGAAAGAGATGTAAGTGTAATGACTAAGAA